CAATGGAAAAGAACCAAGGCACCGTTGAATCAGAGATGCGGCGAATCGTTGAGACTGTCATGGACAAAGTTGATCGGAATGTGGTCGAGTAATGGCATCAGTAAACATTCCCATCATCTCGGAGTTTGACGCTAAGGGAACCCAGAAGGCAATCAAAGAGTTCCAGTCGCTTGAGGGCGCGTCTAAGAAGGCTTCTTTTGCCATCAAGAAAGCGGCTGTCCCTGCCGCAGCTGCGATTGCAGGATTGGGCTTTGCACTTGTAGGCGCTACCAAAGCAGCAATGGAAGACCAAGCCGAACAGGTACAGCTAGCCCTCACTCTTGAAAATGTCACTGGGGCTACTGACGATCAGATCAAAGCAACCGAAGACATGATCTCCAAGATGAGTCTTGCGTCAGGCGTAGCGGACTCTGAACTTCGCCCAGCACTGGCATCACTTGTCAGAGGTACCAAAGACATCGAGGAAGCAAACAAAGCTCTCGCACTTGCTCAAGACATCTCTGCAGGATCAGGCAAAGACCTAGCGACCGTCTCGGATGCTCTTGCTAAGGCGTACGGCGGAAACATGAAAGGACTTGCCGCGCTTAGTCCAGAGATCAAGATGATGATTAAAGACGGTGCATCTCTTGAAGAAGTAATGAATGTCCTCGGTGGTACTTTTGGTGGAGCATCCGCCGCAGCTGCCGAAACTGCTGAAGGTGGAATGAAGCGTCTAGGGATCGCGTTAGCGGAAACCAAAGAATCAATTGGTGCTGCACTGATCCCAGTAGTCGAAGCGCTTCTTCCGCCATTGCTCGCCTTTGGCGCATGGGCACAAGAAAACACTCAAGTTTTCCTCATCGTTGCAGGCGCGATCGGTGGAATCGCACTGACTATCTTGGCTCTCAATGCCGCTATGAAAGTTTATGCAGCCGCACAAATGATCGTGAACGGCGTTGTCGCAGTGTTTAACGCGCTCTTATTGGCTAACCCTGTGACACTCATTGTCTTAGCAATTGTTGCTTTTATCGCAATCTTGACCGCGCTCTACTTTAAGTTTGACACCGTGCGAAAGATTGTAGACACAGTCTTTAAGGGCATGCTCGCAGGCGGCAAAGCAGTCTTTGACGGATTAACAACATACTTTGACGGCGTCTTCGCAATCTTTAAGACACTCTTCAACGCGATCGCGAAACTCTGGAACAACACAATTGGCAAATTATCCTTCTCCGTTCCTGACTGGGTACCGGGACTAGGTGGCAAAGGCTTCGATGTCCCAAACATACCGATGCTCGCAGACGGCGGAATTGTTACAGGCCCAACGCTCGCGATGATTGGCGAAAAAGGACCAGAGGCAGTAATCCCCCTCTCGGGACGCGGTGGTGGAATGGGCAACTACACGATCAACATCACAGGCGGTCTCGGCTCAAGCGCGGAGATCGGCACAGCTGTCGTAAACGCGATCAGAGCGTTTAATAGGCAGAACGGCCCTGCAAACATAGCGGTCGCTTAATGGCTGGCGTCGCGGTACTTGGGTCAGGTAACTACGATCTCGAGATTGATACAGGGTACGACTGGAACGCTTTTACTCTTGACGACGATCTCAAAGGCGAACTAGATAACACCGAATATGTGCTTGACGGTACATCGCAATTCGCAAGCGTCTTAGACGGCGCGATCTCACTAACTGCCAAGCGTGGACGCGCTAACACTGGCGACCAATTCGCTTATGGCACGATGAACTTCACATTAAACGACACTTACGCTGACGGAGTGTTCAACCCATTCGACACGACTTCTCCTTACTTTGATCCAAACAATAATCAGCCCGGGCTTGCCCCACTACGCGAGGTTCGCTTTTCTCGGTACAGCTCGACCAATGTGAAAGAACTTTTGTGGGTCGGCTACATCCTAAATTACGACTACACATTCACGCTTGGCGGACTTGACACCGTTACGGTAAATTGCGCGGATTTCTCCTACCAACTAGGGCAGACCTTTCTTGCCGAATGGAATGTCACAGAGCAGCTCTCAAGCGAGCGTTTTGATGACCTGCTAGATCTACCAGAAGTCGCCTACACAGGCACACGGAGCATTGAGACAGGCGTGGCGACCCTTGGCGGTGCAGCCGCCTACACAGTCGCCAACGGCACATCGGTTGCAGGGTACGCCAACAAAATTAACGAAGCGGAGCAGGGCAGAATTTTTGTGGATCGAGAAGGCACAATCACATTCCAAAAGCGCATCGGACAGACACTTGGCATCCCTGTTGCCGACTTCCACGACGACGGAACGCAAATCGGCTATAGCGCGATTGACATCTCCTTCCAAGCGGACACGGTCGTAAACCGCGCATCGGTCGCACGCGTTGGAGAAAACACTCCAGAAGTAGCAGAAGACCTAGCATCTCAATCCTTGTATCTTGTGCAGACCCAATCGATCACCGACTCGCTTTTACACAACGACGCCGCAGCTCTCACACTTGCCCAATACCTAATCAGTCCAGACCCCGAAGCACGCTTTAATTTCCTAGGCACCGAGTTTCCTGGCACGCCTGCACTAGACCAAGACACCTTGGCGCTTCTCGATGTAGGCGACCTAATTGCAATCCAAAAGTCAATTACAACTTCGGCAGGCCCAACCCAGTTCGCACAAGACCTCACCATTGAAGGGCTCGAGCATCGGCTTACTTTGTCGGCTGGGCACGCAGTCACCTATTTCACCTCACCGACCACGATCGTCTATGAGCTCATCTTGGATGACATTGTGTATGGCACACTTGACCAAGAAAATGTCTTAGGATAAACATATGCCAAACGAGCAAACAAGCGTCCCACTTTTTACCGCTGGCGAGGTATTGACCGCCGCCAATATGAATATAAGCGCCGGTACAGGCGTACCTGTTTTTGCTACGACGGTTACGCGTGACGCGGCTTTTGGTGGTGCAGGCGAAAAGGTGCTAGCCGAGGGGCAACTATGTTACTTGTCTAGCACCAATGTTGTGCAGTATTACGATGGTGCAGCGTGGGCTACTGTCGGGCCTTCTACGGCTGGCGGCTTAGTAGCAGTTGTACCAACATCAGTTGCCGTTGGTAGCGGTACAGGAACGGTTAGTGCTACTGGCACAGTGACATTTACTGGCGCATCTAGTGTAAGCGTCAACGGTTGTTTTAGTGCAACTTACACAAACTATGTAGTTTTAATTAACTGGTTCACTGCGGTTAGTGCTGACCCAACTTTGCGTTGGCGTGTAGGCGGAGTAGATAACTCAACTGCTAGTAGTTATGTGTGCAATGTTGCAAGCACAGGGGCAACATCGTGGCAAGTGCAAACCGATACAGCGTCATCAGCCACATTTTCTTACAGCAGCGGCAGTGCATCAACTGCAAAAACTGAAACATTATTGTACATTTATGAACCGTTTTTAGCGGTACAAACACGACATAATCAAAACAATGCAGGAACACTTAGTTATGGTCAGCAACAAATTGTTGGAAAACATAACCAATCAACCTCATACGATGGATTTAGCATTTTGTCATCAAGCAACCTCACAGGAACATTGACCGTATATGGATACGCATTATGAGTTATGACGCAATTGTAGAACCACAAGACCCGGCACAAGTTGCAGCAGACGCAGCCGAAGCAAAAGCCTTAGCCAAAATACGCGCCGACAAAGCCAAACAAAAACAGGCCGTACTTGACAGGCTAGGAATAACAGCCGATGAAGCCGCGCTACTACTTGGCTAGTGTGATGCTTGCACTTGCCCTGACCGCTTGTGCAGACCGCTACCGCGAAAATTGCAATACCACAAAAGCTGACGGAATACTAGAAAGGCGTTGCCCATGAACCCAGACAAACGCCTAAGCAACGAACAAATCAAAGCTCGACTAATCCTGATCGTAGGAATCGGACTGACCGCATCCTTCGTCATGGCAATTGCATCACTCATCTTTGGACTTCTTTTTGTCGTGCAACCTACAGAGCAGAGCCCTAATGACGCCGAAGCATGGGGAGTCTTGTCGCCGATGCTCATGACCCTCGCAGGGGGGCTCATAGGTCTCTTGGCAGGCAACGGGCTTAAGGATCGTCCTAAAGACCCACCAACATTATGAGCGTGATCCCAGCGAACCCAGCAGTCCCAAACTCGAGACCGTACACAGGTAACTCCGACGGAGCCGCAGCTGGCCCTAGAAGCGGAATGGACGAATGGATACGCCAAGCAATTAAATACGGCGCAGGCGCGTTTTGGAATAATGGGTCGTGGGGAATTCGTGATATGCGCGGTTCAACAAATCTGTCAGTGCATGCCACAGGGCGCGCAGTAGATCTTTCATACCGCAAGTCAGACAAAAACCCAAACGCTAATCGCAAGGGCACGATGGACTTCTTTAACATCGTTACCGCTAATGCCAACGCGCTCGGACTTGAGTGCATCCTCGACTACCTACTTAAGCCCTACGGACGCGGATGGCAGTGCACTCGACAAGCATGGAGCAAATACTCCAAGCCAGCAATTCACGGTGCACCCGGTGGCGACTGGCTCCATGTAGAAATCTCGCCGGCTATGGCAGACTCTCCAGCCCTTGTAAAGCAAGCCTTTCAGAGAGTGTTCGCCGAAATCCCCCAATAGCGCACACTGATCCTCTATGGTCGAAGTACCGACGATAGGAGTACAAAACATGACCGAACCGAAAGTCTTTATCTACGAGGTAGGTCGGTGCAACCTTGACAACGGACAAGAAATACTTGTCCAGATCTTTCGACACGAAGACACCCACAAAATCATCCGCGCACAAATAGCCTTCCGAACTTTGGCAGGCGACTCTTGGGGCGTACCTACAGAACTGGACTTTCAACAATGAGTTTTCTAATGATCAAAATCGGTGCATGGGCAATATGTGGCTTAGCAGCCTTAACGCTTCTCTGGGACGCTTCTGAGCCGTCTCAGGGCATGTCTAAAGTTAGTGCCCAGACCTCTTACGCGACAATTCCACTCGGCACAATGCCAACTACGACCTCGAGCACGACCCCAGTGACCGCTTGTGTCGGAGCTGTAAATCTTGCTTTAAGTGTGGGCTGGCCTGCAACAGAAACACCGACCCTCATGCGCGTACTTAAGCGTGAGTCAAATTGCACTCCAGACGCGTTCAATCCTCGAGACACCGCAGGCGGCTCTTACGGT